TACTAAATTCTAATTTATGGCTACAGAAAGATTAAAGTTTGAGTTTGATGGTGATGCTTCAAAGTTTAAACAAGCGATACAACAAAGTAACAAAAGCGTTGATAACTTTGGTTCGAATCTAACAAAGATAGGTGGTATAATAGCAGGTGCTTTTGCTGTTGATAAATTAATTGAATTTGGAAGTGCTGTAATAGAAACTACTTCATCTTTTGAAAGATTTGAAGCAGTATTAACTAATACTTTAGGTAGTAAATCAGAAGCACAAAAAGCACTTAGCGATATTACAGAGTTTGCATCAAAGACACCATTTAGTGTATTAGAATTAACAGATAGTTTTGTACGTCTTGCAAATCAAGGTTTTAAACCAACAAGAGAAGAATTAAGAAAATTAGGTGATCTTGCATCATCTACTGGTAAACAATTTGATCAACTTGCTGAAGCTGTAATTGATGCACAAGTTGGTGAGTTTGAGAGATTAAAAGAGTTTGGAATAAGAGCAAGTAAACAAGGTGATCAAGTAACATTTACTTTTAAGGGTGTAAAAACACAAGTTGATTTTACTGCACAATCTATACAAGATTATGTTCTTTCTTTAGGAGATATTGAAGGTGTTTCAGGTGCAATGGCATCTATATCAGAAACTTTAGGTGGACAGATTTCAAACTTAGGTGACAGTTTTGATAGTTTAAAATTTGCATTAGGACAGGAGTTGAAACCAGTTCTTGAAGATGTGATAGGTGCTATGAGTAATCTTTTTACAAAGACTACAGAATTTTTACAAAGTGGTGGTATAAAAAAATTCTTAGGTGGTCTTGTTTCTGCTGTAAATCCAGTTGCAGGTACATTTATTAAAACACAAGCCGAAGTTCAAAAGACAGTAAATGAAGTAAAGAAAGCAGTATTATCATCAGCAGAAACAACTAATACTTCAAATAAAAAAGTAGCAAGTTCTACAGAAGAAGTTACAGATAAAATGCGAGAAGAGGCATTTCAAATGTTTTTAGCAAATGATACTGCTAAAATGTTAGCACCAACAATGAGAGGTGTTGCAGAAGGGTTTGATATTGCTTCATTAAAAACAAGAGAATATTTAACTGCTGTACAAGAATCAAATAATGCACAACAACAGTTCGCACTTGTTACTAATATAGTTACTACTGGAATGAATCTTATGTTTGATGCACTTTCTAATCCTGATGCTTTTGATTCTTTCTTAAAATCAGTAAAGCAAATCATAGTACAACTTTTAAAACAACTTGCAATAATGGTTGCTATCGCAGGAGTTATGGCTTTGGTTAGTGGTGGATCAATGTCATTTGGTAAAGCATTTAAAAAATTACTAGGTATCGGTGGAGGTGGAGGATCAGGTGGTGGTCTTGGAGGAGTTCTTGGTTTTGCTGAAGGTGGCATTGTAACAAAACCAGTTATGGGAATGATCGGTGAGGCAGGACAATCAGAAGCAGTCATACCATTAAACAGATTACCACAAATGATGGGATCAATAAGTGGTAATCAAAAAGGTGAGTTTACACTTAGAGGTCAAGATTTAATATTAGCACTAGAAAGAGCAGGTGATTTCAGGGCAAGAATAACTGGATAATGATATGTCATACGGATTACAATATTTTACAAACTTTTTTGATACAGATGAAAACAAATATCGTTTACAAATATTTCAATGGCAGTTTTCAGGAACTGCAAAATCTAACATAACACTAGCTGATAACGCAGTTACTATTGACTATAGACAAGATGAAGATTATTTTCAACCTATAATAGGTTCTACTTGTAAGATGCGTTTTTATGTTGAAGTGGGAACTGGTGGTGATAACTGGGAGAACGAGAATACTATATGGAATGAAGCTAATTTTTTTTGGGACAGAAGTGAATATGCTTTCATACTACCTGAAAACGACAGACAATATAAAGTAAAAGTTTTACGTAGATTTATTACTGGTGAATCAGATACTGGAGAATCGTCACAAGATAAATTAAAAGATGCTACTGCATCATTCACATCTAATGTTGAGGTTGGTGATTTAGTTGTAAATACAACAACTGGTAATTATGCTAATGTTGTAACAGTTGATTCTTCTACACTTTTAACATTAGATGATACAATAATTTCTACAAGCTCTGCACAGAACTATGAAATATATAGACCATTTTGGGTAGGTTTTATAATGCAAGATAGTTACACATTACCGATTGCTTCAAGACCTTATGCAGTAGAAGTTGTAGCATCAGATTTAATAGGTACTATAAATGGTTATGATATGGATATAACTACTGAAAGACCTCAAACATTTGATGTAATACAAAACTGTTTGAAAAATATAAACTTACAAAGTGGTGATGGAACTACTGGTCGTGGATTAGATTTTGGTTATAAGGTTCTATGTAGATTAAATCAATTTAGTAGTTCAACACCTAGTGGATCATCTAATGATAATCCATATACACAAACTTTTTTAAATAGCGTTGATTCATTACAAGATGAGAACGGAAATTATTTAAATGCAAAGTATGTTCTTGAATCTATATTAAGAATGTTTAACTGTAGAATATTTCAACACGAATCAACTTGGACTATAATAGACAACGCTTCTTTATCTTTAAATTCTTTTTCTGATGGTAGTGGTTCTTATTCAAAAGAATTTAAAAAGTATAATAAAAGTGGTAGTGCAGATGGAACACTAGCTATTGCTACTCCAGTATCAAATATAAATAGTACAGAAAATAATAATACAATACAACCATTGAATCAAGATTTGGTTAAGATTATTAGAAGACCTGCAATCAGACAAAGAGTTCAGGTAAGAATTAAAGACACATTAAAATCAAGATTTAGTAATGGTGGGTATGAAACTGTATCTTCTGCATCAGGTGGTACTCCTAGTTGGGGTAAAAACCCTGATAATTGGACTATACCTGATAGGTCTATTGCTTATGCAGTTCAATCAGGTTCTGCCGATACAAGTGGTGGACAACCAGTTGTTTTTGGAATAACACCTTACTCAGGTAATTTTTCATTAATTACAATAGGTAATACATCTTCAAACACAGTTGTTGCTTCAAATAATACTGGTTCTGTGGGTACTACTGCTGAACCAATTAAATTAGTTTTTGCAGATTACTTTTTTGATCCTGATAATACTGGTGCATTATTTTATCAAAACAAATTTAGAATATCAATTACACCAGTAACTGGTAGTACAGTTTATTGGTCTATCACAGATAATAGTTGGGGAACAGATGCAACACAAGGAATTAATTTATTGCCAACTGGAACTATACAAGAACAATGGAGACTTAATGAAATATCTATGGAAGCACCACCTATAGTTGGAACTGCAAAAATAGAATTTTTTATAGGTAGAGAAACTATACATAATAATTCAAATTTTAGAGTTTATTATGATGACGTTGTTTTGCAATCGATTTCAGACTTAGAATTTTATGACACACAAACTAAAATAATTGATGGATCATTTAAAGATAATAGTGGTGTTTTAAATTCTTATGAAAACAGATTTGGAATGTTGGATGATAGTAAATATTCAAATTGTTTAGTTGATAGTGCAGGAAATACTATAACTGCATATAAATCATTTGATGAATCAGGTGGTGCAACATTAGAAACCCTTATGAACTTTCAAAGGCTCAATGAGTTTGCTACCAATAACTATAGATATGAAGGTACTTTCCGAAAGCTACCTGATAGCAATGGATTTACAAAACCTATTGATTTACTTACTTTACCTAAATTAGCTTTTAGCACATTAACAGATGATAACCACCAAGCTATTGATAATTTAGAATTTAATGTTTCAAAGAATAGATATACATTGTCTACTCACATACCAACTCAAAACAATTTATCTAATTTTGCACAGATAGTAAGTTTCACAGACTTCTATAAATTTAAACCTGAAGATTAAGATTTCTTTTCTAAGTGCTTCAAAGATTTACATTCTTCATTTAATAATTCCTTGAACTGGTTTACTTCTTCTTTAAACTGTTCAATGATTT